GGACTATATGGAACTATATGTTAGGTTTAGAGGTAGACATCCACTGGACATGCGACATGTTGACTATCCTGTAATAGTTCAAAATGCAGGCCACAGGTTTAGAGGAATGCACAAATCAATAACGTTAATCATCAACTATGAAAATTGACAGCATAAGACTATTAGGCTGTGCTTACGTTACAGATACCAGTGACATTAAGTCTACTGAAAAAAGACAAAGACGATTTGGTAGCAGCTTTTCATTTTTTAACCATAGACGAGGTACAATCATCATATTATGCACATTGAACACGTCAAACTACTAGGGCTACCTTATGACGTAGCTCGCAGTAATATTCAAAGTAAGGAACGAAGAACCAGCAGATTTGAAGGCGGATTTACATTCTTTAACCACAGACGAGGCACAACTATAGTATTATGCACATGAAAAATATAAAACTGTTAGGTTCATGCTATGATGTTTTTCATGCAAACTTAAAAGGTCAAGAGAGATTACGCAAAGGATTTGATGGAGGTTATTGGTTTTTTAATCTTAGAAGGGGTACAACTATCATACTATGCACTTGAGACTAATTGATTTACAAGGTGGCAGTTATCTAGAATACACACGTGAGAAAGGTGTATCTGCATTTCTAGCTAAGTTTGACACCACATCTATGCAACCTATACTATGCAAATAGAAAAAGACCTGGTAAAACTTATTAACTTTGCAGACTGTCCTGTCAGAGATTACTACATCTATTCTAATGTTGGAAATTGGAACAGGTCTATACAAATTGTTTTAAACTAGAACAAGATGCGGTTAGAGATATTCAAGATACGAGGTTGGGCTTACTACTCAAGCCATGTGTTAATTCAAGATGGTAGTGCTGGACTAAGCTATTTCATTTACACATTTGCCAACAGTCAAAGTCTAATCAGAAGTGACTATGCTAAACTAATCATACTACTATGAAATTGATAATTGTACTTTTACTACATGGGAGTTACAGCGTAAAAGGAAAACAGATAGACGATAATCAAAGACTATCTTTGATGACGTCTACTTATGATCATGTAAGCACAAAACCTATACTAGTATGAGGTTGTTTATTAAGAAACAACTGGGAGGTTCTTGTAACACTTTTGAATACGCTTACAAGTTTTCAAAAGAACAGATACCTAGACATCAGATTACATTGTACAAAGAGAGCAGACAAGATTGGTCATTTAATATTACACTACAATGAGGCTATACATATATATACATAATATTGGTGGATGTAGCATTATATTTAAAAAAGCATATTTAAACTCATGGGTCCTGTACACGGAAAAACATGTTTACGCTGACGCTAGAAGTTTTAGTTCATCTATTACAATACTGCAATGAAACTATACATATATGTTCCTGTTGGTGGAGGTAGCATTTCATATAAAAGCATATTTCAACTTAAATATCCTGTGTATGGAAAAATATTTTACACCGAAGTCAGCATGTTTAGGTCATCCATTACAATACTGCAATGAAACTATATACATTAATTCCTGTCAGTGGAAGTAGCGTTTTGTTTAAAAATCTGATTCGACTTCAAAGTTCTGCATATAGAAGATTTTCGTATTTTGAAAGAAGTAAATACTTGTCAATTAATATTACACTGCAATGAGAATAAACGGACACATGTTGCACACTAATATTGCGTTTCATATTCCTCACAGGTATCATAAAGTAGAAAAACCTACGTTTAGAATGGCACCTATGGGTGACGAGTTCTTCATGCTAATGTATAAAACTTCAACAGATGGATATTTCAACATACTACTATGAAACTGACAAATTGCATATCGCTTACAAAGTTAGCATGGCATGTGAATTACAGGGCTGGAACAGACTATAGTGCTGTTTTTAAAGTACCAAATGTAAATTCATCTTACTTAATTGAATCAGAGAGTATAACCGAAAGCTATTTCATAACACTACTATGAACATAATACATTGCACAAGATTTACAAAACTATCGTGGCACATACACTATAGGCCAAATACAGACTATAAAGAAGTTTTTAAAGGGCCTAATATAAACCAACAATACCTAATCAACTTAGCAAGTTTTACAGATGGCTATTTCATAACTATAACATAAACCTATGTCAAGCATTGAAAAAGAACTAATTGACCTCATCAGTCAACGTGCTGCCAAAGGACTCAAAGAGTATGGAGCAACACTGGAAAGAGATGATTACACACTGGAGCAATGGCTAGATGAAGCAATACCAGAACAGATTGATAACTTGCTGTATCTGTTAGCTTTCAAACACAGGTACCTTAAACTGTTGCGCAGCCTAGAACAAACCGTAAAACAGAACAACACGTTAATTAACGAACACGGCATTGAATGTCCACTACCTTTACCTAAATGGCCTGACTGGTGTGTCTATGTCACCGTAGATGAATGCGGTGCTATCTTTGGCAGCGTAGTACAACCAGAACCTATGCTTGGTTATCCAGGTTGGAGACACAGCAGAGAATATTTAGGCACTACTGGACAATTTACTAATCAATGGAAACAGTGCATATGGAAACGATAGCGTATATTTGCATGGCATTAGTAATCATACTGTATGTTTACTACGATGCTAAACGAGAAGAATAATTTTGTATATTTGAAATCGTGATTTTTTTGATGGGAGGTTCTGTACCTCCCTTCTTTTTACTTATGAACAACAACACGCATAAAAGAGCAGAACTGTACAAGCAAGTCACAAAAGCAATTGCTAAGCTGTCTAAAGTCAACAACCTGCAAGTAGGTGCATTGATAACAGACAGTGAAGGCAATGTGCTTAGTGTGGGATATAACACTGCACCATTTTACACCAGTGACCCACAAGACTTGTATGAGACCACGTTACACGCTGAAGAAGTAGCCTTGCTTACATGTGAAGTCAAAGGTTATCTGTTGGTATGTACCCATGCACCTTGTCTATCTTGCGCATCAAAGATATACTTTCATGGTATCAAAGAATTATGGTACATACACCCTTACAAAGACACTAAAGGATTGGAATTTCTTAACTCAGTAGGCATAGAAACAAAACAATATGAGTGACACATTAAAGGATTGCAACAGCGTCAAAGAGTTAGACGATGCTACAATCATGTTGCGTAGGAAGATGGACAACACTTGTTATCCAGAAATGATTCCTTTCTACAAAGAACAAATCAAACAGCTTGAAGAACGCAAACAACAACTGATGAACAAGTTACAGATAGGTGATGTGGCGTACTTCAAACAAGAAAAGAAGAAAGTCAAAGTGGTAGCAGTAGGTGCTAATGTGTACTATGTAAAATCACGTGGTACTGCAACACCAGAAAAAGTACACGCAGACTTGTTACGAAAGCTATAATACTGTATATTTGTATCGCCTAGTTTGTTAAGAGTGGCAGATTAGCCTTGGTGATGCGCCAGGGCTTTTCTGTCTAAGCAATATGCGATGCAAGAACTAACCACAGAACAGAAGGTGTGGAGAATGTTTCACCTTCAGATATGTTACTACTCGTTTAACTTGTTGGAAGTACTCACCTGGCCTCTCATTGTACTTCCTCTGCTAGGTATTGGATTGACTGTTCCTCTTATGTTGTGGTATTGGATTGAAGGTATTATTAGTATCTTTACCATTACAACAATCATAGAAGATGAAGATTCAAGTGTTTCTGATACCAATACCTCCACGTCACAGACAGCCTAATTACAAACAACTGTATTCTTTACATAACACTATCTTGTCTAAGTTTAGAACAGACCTGGTAGGTAGCACACCTATTGTGATATGAGATTAGATTTCAAAATTACAGGTTGTTCATGTATATCTACAAAACAAAGGTTAAAAGTGGCAAACGTTGGCAAACCTGATAAACATCCTGTAGGCAATACACGCAGCATTAACTTAATCATTCAATGGTAAACTATGCACATACTAATAAAAGATAAAGGTAGTTCTTGGTTTAACAAAGAGGTTAGAGCGCAATATGTATTTGAAAGAAGTTCTAAACAAAAGTCTACCGTGTATGGTGCAATTCTAAATTTCATATAACCATGTACATAAAAGTAAACGCATTTGGCTGTTCATGGTTTGGACTAAATGTGCTAATGCACGATAAAGTAACCATTTTCAGTTGTAAGAACTTCTCTAAGTACCTTGGTATAACTACAACATTAACTTAACTAACATGTACATACAACTCACAGCAAAAGGTAGTTCCTGGTTAAACGATGAAATAGTTTATTACGAACAGATAATCATCAATAACTTATACGGTGGTTCAGAATTATTTGCAAACTTTACAATCTTAACCTAACAAACTATGGCAACACAAAAGACAATTAAGAAGTACGAAATTCAAGTAGTACCATCTAAGACAGATTTTCCCAGCATCAAAATTGAAAAGAGTCAAGACGTATACAATGCTTACAAGACTTTGTTTGGCAGTTCAATACTGGCTTACGAGTCTTTCTACTTGCTCTTGCTAAACAGGGCTAACAGAGTGGTAGGTTACACTGAACTTTCTAAAGGTGGCGTTGCTGGCACCATAGTGGACCCTATCATAGTAGCTAAGTATGCTATTGATGCGTTAGCCAGTAATGTGGTAGCTATGCACAACCATCCTTCTTGCAACCTCAGACCATCTACTGCTGACCACGACATCACTAAGACTCTGGTCAAAGCACTAGACCTTTTTAACATCAAACTGTTAGACCATCTCATTGTTTGTGGAGAAGGGTTTTATTCATTTGCAGATGAAGGGTTGATATGAACATACCTTACAATTTGAAATTCTTTGATATGGTTAGAAAGAGTCCTGGTGAACTGCGTTTTGCAAGGATAAGTCCACATGTTAAACGTAGGGCAGCAGACATTTTAAATCCAAAATTATCTATTCACCTCTTAATCAACTAACATGAACCAATTACTTGAAAAAGACCCAGGCAGGCACATCTTTATCAAGCTCACTGACAAAAAAAACTACAAATCATTCTTAAAAGGGTTGACTACCAATTCAAAAGAATGGTTGAAAAAGTTCAAAGTGCAGACTGTTGAATCAGAAGAAGATTCTGAGTACTTTATTGAAATCATTGCGCCTAACAACAAAGAAGCTGTAGAGATTGGCAAACGTTTTGAAACCAACCTAGCTTCTTTTATACGAGACAACATTTTAGAAATCAGGTACCGTATTGTTCAATAAAAAACTACATCATGTTATGTACTATTATCTTAATGATGCTTGATACCATACCTAATTTATTGCCGGAAGTTACTATCTTTGACAACCATCAGCAAAGGGTAGAATTGTTAGCAAGACTAGTCTATTCTGAAGCTGGAAATCAGTCTTACCAAGGTAAGCTGGCTGTAGCCAACGTGGTATTAAACCGCATGGAGTTCTTTGAAACATCACTTGAAGAGACCATCTATAAACCTAATCAGTTTACAGGTATACGCTCTAAGTGGTTTAAGAGAAAGTACGACATAGACAGCTACAAGGCAGCCTTAGAAGTGCTTTCTGGATACCGTTTGATACAGCCTGACATACTTTACTTTGCAAACCCACGAAGGTCAACTAACAGAACCTGGTTGTTGTTTGTAGGTAAGTTCAAAGCATTTCAAATCGAAGACCATACTTTCTACTATGACGTACATGCCAGGCTCCTCTATCAGTACACTCTACGCAGCTACAAGAATAAGCCTTGACGTAGAATGTTTTTCCAATTTCTTCTGCGTATCTTTTTCAGACTTGAAAGGTACTACTTGCACTTTGATATATGACAAGTATCAAGATGACAGGGAAGAACTGATTAAGTTTCTGAACTACTGCGATAGAAGCAATATGGAAGTGGTGACATTCAACGGCAAACACTATGACTGTCCTGTGTTGAACTACATACGTTTGAATCCTACGCATACTACGCAGCAGATTAAACAGTTCTCTGACATTGTTATCACTGTGGATGCTTGGTGGCAGGATGAACAATACAAGCCATACAAGTACTATCACAGGTGGACTGATATTGACTTGTTCTTGTACTGGTCTAACTTGTTGCGTCTGACTAAAAAAATCAGTTTGAAAGGTCTAGCTATACAGTTGCAGTACCCTGTCATACAGGAATTACCTATAGCACACAATGCTGAAGTCACTGACGAAATGAGACCTGTGTTGTTGGAATACAATAGCGTACACGACATGGGCATCATGCAGTACTTGATGGAGAAACCTTTCAACTGGCAAGGTAAGAAGTCCACATTCCCTGAGATGATAGATTTGCGTAAGACAGCTATGCAGACGTACAAGTTCAAGAAAGACTGTATGTCATGGGATGCTGTCAAGCTAGGTCTTAACGTAGCACTGTCTATGAACAAAGAACCTATCAGCGAACCCAGAGAATTTGAGTACTTCAGAGAAGTCATCAGTGACAAGATTAAGTTTTACACTAAGCCAATGATAGACTTGTTGACTGCTGTGCAAGCTAACCCTAGACACACTGCATTGTCTTATGACTTGAATTACTTAGGTGCATACATACAGATGCGTCAAGGTGGTTTGCACACTGTCAACAAGCCTTGCACAGTACGTAAAAAACCAGGCTACGTGTTTCATTCTTTAGACGTGAGTGGTTACTACCCTGCGTTAGGTGAGATACTCAACGTCAAACTGAGCCAACAACTAGGTTACATCAGAAAGCAAAGATTGGAACTCAAACACACTGGCAGAGGTAAGACACCGGAAGCTAACTTGTTGAAACTGTCTGCTAACAGTCTGGTAGGTAACTTCATGCAGGAGAAAGGAGAGATATATGACCCTAAGTCGTTCTTTACTATCTCTATCAATGGCCAGTTGTTCTTGCTCATGCTCATGGAATGGGTAAGTCACTTAGGCGTAGAACTTGTAATGGCTAACACAGATGGTTTTGAAATGCACGTACCTGAAGACAAGTTTGACATGTTTATGTCTATCTGCAAACAATGGGAAGAATACACTGGCTTTGAACTGGAACATTTTACGTATGATGTTATCTACATGAACAATGTCAACTCGTACTTAGGTGTGTTTAATGATGGCACTTACAAGGAAAAAGGTTGGTTTGTTACTAACCCAGACCTAGGTAACAAAGTAGATTTCTTAGCTGTGCCTAAAGCAGTTAACAATTACTTGTTGAAAGGCATACCTATTGATGAGACATTTCAACAGTGTTCCATCTATGACTTCTGTGGTGCGCAGAAACTAGACAAGTCTTACACAGCGTATTTTGGCGGTGAACCATTACCACAACGGTTAAACTTGTACTATGTCAGCAAGAAAGGCAACTATCTGATGAAGGGTAGGAACAACAAAATGTCGTTCATATCTGACTTGAAGAAAGTAAGATTGCTTATCTTTAACAAGTATCACGAAGGGCCTTATTACGTGAACTATCAATTCTACAAATCTAAAGCAGAGAAAGTACTGCTTGAATTACAAGGTAAACCGTTAGACCTATGATGTTTATATCTTTGATGGCGCTCAAAGTCTCTGACCCTAAGACTATGGTGATATGGTCTTACAAAGAATCTGACTTGTTACAACAGATGATATTTGACGGTGAAGTAGACTTTGAAATGCTGTTTGATAAAGATGAGATTGCGGTGTTACACAATGGTGCTATGGTGTTAGGTAGTGGTGAAGAACTAGACCTACCTGACTTGTTTGACATTGTGCAACCAGTACCGTTTATAGAGATGAAATCTAATGCAGTATTATTTTATGTTGAACCTAGAAACAACTAATCATGTTTCAAAAAAACTTTGACGCATTAAACAAGCTGCAAGACAATGCAGTAGAGACATTGTTCTCTGAAAACAGAGTCGTACTAGAATGGGAGACAGGTGTAGGTAAGACATTGCCTGCTCTCAAAGCTGCTGCCAGAGGTGGCAAGTGGCTGTGGTGTATGACGCAAAATATACAAGAAGCCAATGTCAAAAAGGAGATTGATGCATTCAACTTGAATGTGGACATTACCTTTTGCAACTACAAATCTGCACACAAGTATGAAAAGACAATGTTCACAGGTATCATCTTAGATGAAGCACATGGTGTCACTGAGAACTATGCTCTGTCTATTAACCGCATACCATGTCAGTACATGTTGGCACTTAGTGCAAGCATACCTTACGAGAGGAAACTGTTACTCAACAGCATGGGTTTTAAAAAGACGTTGAAGGTTACTTTGCCACAAGCTATCCGTTATGGTATCATCCCTCCTGTGCATATCATTGGTGTGGAGATAGACCCTGACCTGTCTATAGACTTTGAAGACATTGAACTAAGACGCTTTAAAGGCATTGACAAAGAACACCCTGCTGATGTAGTATACGACTATGACGACTACATGTATATTGCAGAACAACGCAATTACTTCTTCCCAAAAGCGTTTACTGTAACCAATTGCAGTCTAAAACAGAGATTGACCATTATTGAGAAAGAACTGGCTTTTTGGAGAAGCAAGATGGATGATTACCCTTGGGTAAGAGAGACCAGGTTTTTGCCGTTAGGTGGTATGCGTAAGACTATCTTGGCCAACTACAAGAACTCTTTCATGCCGTACATACAACAACACCTGCAAGGAAAGCGCTATGTGGTCTTCAACGAGAACATAGAACAGATTGAAAGCAATGACGGTACCAGTGTGCATTCCAAGATTAAGAAGAAAACCAACCTGGAAGCTATTGAAGATTTCAACAGTGGCAAAGTAGATGTTCTTCAAGTGGCTAAGATGTTAAACGAAGGTATCAACTTGAAAAACATTGACGCTGTTGTTATCTTAGCACTCACTACTGAATCAGTGCAAAACATACAACGCAGAGGCAGGTCTGTCAGAGGGGATAACCCAACAGTATACGCCTTGTACGTAAAAGGTACTAAAGATGAGACCAATTTCAAAGAGTTTGCAAAAGACTACAAAGACAACTTGACGTTGATGAAGATTGAAGATTTGTTCACTTAATACATAGCTATGATTAACAGAGAGATTATTAACAAAGAGATTATTGAGAAAGCTGAAGACCTGAACATGGACGTTGAAGCAGTATTGTTTTTCTGTTTCGGTGTATGGGCAGGTATACCAGGATTCTTGATTGACAAAGGCATGATTACGTCTAAGAATGAACACGAGTATAGAATCAACTTCACAGTGATTGACGATGAAGGCAGACTTACACTACGGCATCCTTTATTTGCAAGGGGTAGCAATGCAAGTTTTGACGAATACGTAGAGAAATTAAGAAAAAGCGGTTTGCAGATTAACGGATTTCCATTTAACTTGCAGACTTATTCTATTTTCACTACTGACGAAGAAACCATTTCCAACTACAACAAGTTTGTTTTGCTGACAGAAAACTTTGATCTTGACAAGCTAGCAAAAGTCACATTAGATTACTATCGTCAAGTGACACAAGCTAAGAAGCTATCCAACTTTTTGTTATCTGATGCGCAAACCATGTACAAGATAGCATGAACTTACTAACACAGATACAAAAAGCCAGAGCAGGTAAAGTACTGGGTGCTGTGACTGCTTCTACTACGATGAACATGCACATGGGTGGTATCAACCCTGGTGAATACATTGTGGTAGCTGCTGAACAGAAAGTAGGTAAGTCTATCTTTTGCATGGAGTTCTTTATCGCTTCACTGTTAGAACTTAATCCTGACATAGATTTGGAATTTAACATTGTCTCTACGGAGATGCCACGCTATGTCATGGAAGCCAGGTTCTTGTCTAGGAAGATATTCAAAGACTACAACATTGCGCTGAGTACTGATTACTTGTTGGGTAGGAAACTCAACCCTGATGGGTCTAGGGTGACTATGTTGGATGAGCATTACAACATTGTAGAGAGAATTGTGAATGACTACATTGAACCATTGTCAGGTAAGTTTGATGAAGCTGGTAACTTGTTGTACAAAGGCAAGATTAACTGGATTGCAAAACAGAACCCAACTGGCATACGAAATGAACTACTAAGGATTGCTGAGACAAATGGTGTGTTCAACAAGAAGCCTATTGTGTTAGTAGAAAACAACGTTACAAGAGTGGTGGAGAAAATCATGGGGTACACACCAAACAATCCAAATAAGCTGGTCATTAACTTGATTGACCATATTCGACAACTTCCATTAGAGCGCGGGTTTGCTTTAAAACAGAACGTGGATAAGATGTCTGAATACATTGTAGAGTTGAACAACGCTTGTGGATTTGTGAGTGTAGCAGTAGTGCATTTGAACAGATGGATTTCTATGGACTTGTTGAAGTACCACGGTGATTCATTACACCCTACTTCAGAACATTTAAAAGAAACTGGCAACTTATCCGAAGATGCTAGTTGTGTCATCACTCTAATGGACCCTTCAGATGCTGCATACAAGTTGAACAGACACAAAGGGTACGACTTTGTAGAGTTTAACAAAGCAGGTTCAGCTAGGTATCGCAGCTTTCACATTGTAGAAAACCGATATGGCTCTCCTGCTGATGGTAGGTTGGGCTTTGTAGGTGCTGCTAATCATTTTTACGAATTAAAATAGTTTACTATGGTATCATTTGCAGTAGTAGGTTATCCAGCTAAGGGTAAGTCTACTTCTATTTTTCCTAATGAAAAGGCAGGTATTAAAGGTTTACCTCCAGAACAGACTATCTACATTAGTTGTGCTGGCCCTGCTAAACGTATTCAGTTTGCCAACTGGCGCAATGTCTTCAAAGCAGACAAGAAGATTAGCGAAGGTGGTCAGTATGCGTCTATGAACAATCCTATTATGATTGCAGACATGATTAAATATGTCTCAGTCAACAGGAAAGAAATAAAATACATTGTCATAGACGACGCCAACCTGGTCATGGCAGATAAAGTTTTAGGCCGTTACAATAACGTTAAAAAGTCAGTGTCTAAAATGGATAGAGATGACTGGGATTCGTTAGGTGTGACTACTTATCAAATGTTTAAAGTGTTAGACGACATTGTACTAAGTCCTGAACTTAACCGTCCAGACTTGTTTGTCATTTATACTTTTCATTTAAAAAGTAAAGAAAATTATGATGTAGGCATGATTAAACATTCTATTTCTACGTCAGGTCAAATGATTGAAAATCATAAACCAATAGCTAGCATGTTTGACATAATCTTGGTTGCCAACACACACTTTGACGTTATCAAGAATGAAACCACTTATGTGTTTGAACTAAAACAGTTTGGTGATACGCCTGCAAGAAGCCCTATTGGTATGTTTGACGATATACCAGAAGTGGCTCCTGGCAAAATACCCAACGACCTTGGTAAAGTAGTTGATGCTATTTGCAAATTTGACGGCATTATTATTGGCAAGTAATTGTTTAACTTTATAAATTTGTATTTATGTCTTACGGTATTATCTTAGAAGAAAACAGCAAAGGTTCATCCTTCAAACCAGGCATCAATGATTGCTTCTTGCAGTTCATTGGTCTGACTAATGTGAACACAGAACGCTACCAGGGTACTGCACTTGACTTGGTCTTTGAAAAAGACGGGTCTACCAAGAACCTGCGTAAGTTTCCTGTGAACAAAGCGCAGATTGCGAAAAACATGGAAAAGAACCCAAGCCAGTTTACCAAGCTGGTTAATGGTCAGTCTGTGCAACTCACGCTTACTGAAGCGTATGACAAAGAGACTTCTGATTTCTCAGCCTTTGTCAAGCACATCATCACTGGCTACGTGTCCGCAGAAGTGTATGAAGCTGCTATCAAAGCCTGGCTAGCTGGTCTTAATGGCAACGAACCTACCTTTGAAGCTTTTATCCACATGGCTACCAGTGTATTGCCTCCGCACTACGCTAAGATTCCAGCCAAAGTGGTGTTGGGTTACAAGCGTGGTTCTGTCTATGCAGATGTGCCTAGCGACATGTACTACATGGGTCACTTCTTCACTACAGATGCCAATCCTAAAGAACTGGTAGAACCCAATTCCAAGTACTTCAAGATGGAACCGTGGGAAGTCAAGCAACCAGAAGTGCAAGGTGCTGTAGACAACACTGACGTGCCAGCATTCTAAGCAAGCATTTTAACTAACTAGGCGGGGAGTGTGACAGCTCCTCGCCTTAACTTTTTACACATGTACGGTATCATACGGAACTCAACCCAAGACCTGATTAGGACTGTTGACCAACTCAAAATATGGCGTATCATCTTAGGATACGACGTAGAAATAGATGAATTGATAACATCTCCTTTCAGGTCTGATGCTGTACCTGCTTGCTACGTAAGGCAATACAACGGCATACTGTTGTTTACAGACTGGGCCTTTACGCAATACAACAAGTACAATATCTTACACGCCATATCGCATTTGTCACGAGTATCTTATTCTGAAGCATGGAATATGGTACACGACTATCACTATTACAACAAAGCTATGCGCATAGGCAACGTAGTATGTACAGGTACCAAACGCAAAGTGTCTAGGACAAATGGTAAAGACATGTTTTTTGAACCATTCTTGTTAGACGGCAAACCAGCTTTTACTACAGCTGATGTAGAGTACTGGGCTAAACGCAATGTAACCTACACAGATTTGTTTAGTTACACGCAGCCTTGTTACTCTGTCAAGTCTATGCACATCAACGGATATCACACCTTACCAAAGACGTATCCGTGTTACGCATTGACTTTTGGCGCTGACAATCCAAGGTTCAAAATCTATTGTCCTTTGAACAGCAAGCAAGAAAGGTTTCCTATGAGTACAGCTACTAAGAATGATTACTGGAAATGGCAGAACAACACATCAACTTGTATCGTAACTAAGTCTTTCAAAGACGGCTACTTAGCTAACAAGCTGACTGGATTAGACACTTACGCTTTTCAATCTGAATCTATGATGCCTGACAACTTGGATTTCTTATCTAAGTACAACAAGCGTGTGATAGTGTATGATAACGATGAAGCAGGTATGCATGGTTCAGACAGGATAAAGCAACGATTAGACATTTACGGTACTACTAAACAAGTCTACTACCCTCCATTCTTGGGTAAGGACACAGATGACATGGTGGTCAATGGATACAGTGCTGTTGTCAAACCACTTATCTTGACTGCATAAACAACGTTCATGGAGAATAATTACGGTAAACGAAACAGGGTCAATGGTCACAACTTTGAAAGGACTATCCGCAAACTATGGGTGGCAGCAGGATGGATACATGCTGTGACTTCCAGGTCTGAGAGCAAGAAAGCAGATGACATGGGTATGGATTTGATTCATACTGCTCCCTTTGGAGTGCAATGCAAGTACGCTAAGGTTAGACCTAACTACATTGAAGTGTTGGCCAGGATGCCACAAGGATTGTTGAATCTTATTTTTCACAAGTCGCCAAAAGGAAAGACCTACGTTATCATGGAACAGGACACCTTTTGGAAAATAGTAGATGCGTATGCTAAAAACATATCAGGAGAAGGCAGACAAGATATATCAGTACTACGAAGTGGAAGCGTTAAGCCAAAGCAAGATAAAAGACCTGCTGTATCCAAAAGCAAAGACCAAAAAGAATGAAGGTCTGTTGACAGCAGGTAGCCTGTTTGATTGCTTGGTGACGACACCTGAGTTAGAAAGTCTGTTCTTCATACAGTGGAATCTCAACGTTAAGATACCAGGAGGTAAGGTAAAGCAAGTAGTAGATGTGTTTCATAAGCGGTATCCAGAAGCTAAGGATTTCTCTCAACACTTGGATGAACTCAAACAAGTCATTGAGGAAGAACAGTATCAAACTAACTGGACTATGCCTGTACGCATGTCTAACATCATCACTAAAGCACATGGTGAAGCTTACCTGATGCACTTGCATGAAAAAGGCAGGAAGACCATAGTAGATGCTGCCAGCAGGTCTAAGCTAGGTGAGTACGCCAATGAGGTTAGGTACAAGCACAGAGACTTGTTGGAACATGCTAAGACGCAAGAACCTATCTACTTCAACTTTGACGGTGTGCCATGCAAAGGACTGCCAGACATACTGATTGAATACGATGACAGCGTAGAGTTCTACGATTTGAAGTACACTGAATTGCCATTAGCTGATTACTACCGCGAAATAAGAGCAAGGCGCAGTGACATACAGATTTCATTCTACACTTACGGCATTGAACAAGTGTATGGCAAACCAGCTGTAGGTAAGTTGTTAGTGTACTCCACAGTAGACAAAGACACTGCAATCATACCTTTTAGCAATCTGGATTTGCAGATAGCCAGGTATGGTGCAGTAATGGAAGTAGGTAAGATTCACATTGAAATGGAAACAGGTAAACACACACTGACCAACACTGTAAACATTAAAGGTTGGCAGCAAGTGTTTGGTGACAAGCCTGTATTGGAAGAAGTACAATCTATTTGGCATTAATTTATCACTCTTTAACAATAGTATTATGAGCTTGAATTTGAATGATTTGATGCAGTACAAAGCTGCTAAGCTGAGCAATGGTTTTCTCACGCTGCCTTCACCTGAAGAAGTGCTTGCACCTGCAATGGATAAGTTGAACACGTACACCAACAAGTTCTCTGTACATGTGCAAGAACCTGTACGCCAAGCTACAGATGAAGATTTGGAATACAAGATTGCAGACCGTGTACTGGTAGAAGCTGTCATTGAACCAGATGTGTATCGTTTTAACAACGACAACTACAGCATGGTCATTGGTATGTTGTGGGCACACGATGTCAAGAATCCGTTTATGAAGATGTACCTGGGTTATGAGAACAGTGCGTGTCTTAACTTGAGTGTGTTTAACCCGTTGGACATTGTGCAGCGCAACTTTGCAACTACTGACTTTCATCTGATTTATGAGAGCATTGACAAGTTTTTGTCTATCATGCAGTCTCGCAAACAGGAGATGAATTTGGCAATGGATTTTCTGTTGGGAGAGACTCTGTCTGGTGCATCTTTTGCGCAAGAGGTAGGTAAGGTAGCGTTGAAAGCACACAACACGCAAGCTATGAAGTCTCACTTCTCTGCTATGGTGCAAAACCTGATTACGCCTTCCAGCAAATACTTCAACAAAGATGGTGAGTACACGCGCTATGCTATGTACCAGGCTATGACAGATGACATGCCTAAGTACGACGCTAAAGTCAATTCTCCCATTAACCCTATGCGTCCTGAGAAAGTACTCACTGCTTATAACTTCTTCAAGAACTAATGCAGTTGACTGATTTGACAGAACCATACATCAACAGGACACGTATCTATCTAGGTAACGTGTTCTTGTTACACCTGGATTACAACTCTGCGCATTCTCTCAGAGTCATCAAACCAGTCATGTGGGGTGTGTATGACTTGAAGTATGTCTGGGCTAAAAGACTTAAGAAGTACTTAGATTACAGGCTCTTTGTATTGGTTTATGTTGACACAGATAAGAAGCGTGAGTTATTGCGCATTGTCAAAAAAGACAAGTATTTTGAAGACTGTTATCCGTTGAGTCTAGTAGACACTAAAACACAACTGTTAGTCTTTAAGATACCTAGGACATTGCGTAAGTCTTACGACAGGTTCTTAGAAGGTAAGTTCTCAGAGATGTATACTACCAGTCAACTTATGAAGTTCCGCATTGAACCTTTAGATGAAGGCAAACACAATGCGTTACATGCTGTGTTGACTAAGAATCCAGAATACAAAGAAGTGTTTGAAGAAAGATTGTTCAAGTACTTTGACGTAGAAACTACAGTGGGTGAGGATGACGAATTGGATAACTTCTATGTACCCCCTACGTATGAAGCATTCAATGTGGAACATCATGGCCCCATGCCTAAGAGTGAGTAATTTGTCAGATTTTGTATATTTTCGGGGAGGGGGTCACACCTCTCCCTTTTTTTAATTGCTTATGGACAACATTACAAGAATAGAAATTATTGGTCCCAAAGGTAGGGAGTTTACACGCTGGTTAAAAGGCAATGAAACAGTAACACATCAGTTGCAAGATGATGGACAGACTATCAAGTTCTTCATCTCTACTACGTCTGCTATGCCTACAGCAGTGGACTTTGTACGTTGGTTAGAAACTAATTTTGAAATCAATCTTAACGCTAAGAATGGTAAGGTCTATATGCCTAAACATGAAGGCATTCGAGGTTTTACTTTAGATGAAGCATATGAACAATTCTTACAACAATGAAAGCATATCGTGTTAACAAAGTAGAGTTTAAGATTGAAGAGATTGAAGTAGAAGTCTTCAGTCCTGCACGTATAGGTTACAAAAGCACTGTGCATGAAAAATATGAACCTATAGATGGTGTGTTAGCCAAGTACTTTGACAATCCAGATGAAGCACAAGTGTATCTGATAAACTTTGTACGAGACCTAGTTGAAAAGAAAGCACTGCAAGCTATGGAGTTATCTAACGAGATTATGCAGTTGAGAACCGTATTGCTTAACCTATTAAATAAACAGAATGAACATGTCATTTAAACTAGTAGAAATTTGGTTGCGCAACTTTAGCGTAGACCTAGAACGCAATCCAGATGTGATGGCGTTGTACAACACACTGATTGAAGAAGAACTGAAAGAGTTTAATGCAGAGACAGAAGTCAGTGAAGCAGGTCTTAAAGAAGCTGCTGACCTGTTGTGGGTAGCTATTGGCAAAGTGTTGGTGTCTGGTTATACAGCATGGGAACTAGAAAGAGCCATTGGTAAAGTAGCTGAAAGCAACCTGTCTAAATTGTGCAGTGAGTCTGAAGCCAAAGAATATGTGAAGAACAACCCTGATACGTATTACAAAGTCAACGAGTTTGGCAGGTGTACTATTCACAGGGCTTCTGACCACAAGATTATGAAAGGGCCTAATTACGAACAGGCTGATTTGTCTAACATCCTTATTTCTAAAAACGATGCTACCTAACTGGTTGAAACCTGCTATGCTCATTGTAACGTTGGCATTAGTCATGTTTATCATTGACCCGTTTAAGAAGAAAGCTGTTGCGCCTGTCATACAGAACAACACCTGCTTCATAGACACTACGGTTATCATTGACCAGCTGATGTTAAAAAATCCTGATTTAAACAGGCATCAAGTACGTATGCAAGTGGAGCAACAGTTTAATCTATTCGCTAGGCAGCTTATCACTCAATAACTATGGAGAACTTTCTGAGTGTTGTTATGCCATTGGTGGCTATCGTAGCAATCACTTTAATCATTGTGTTTATTGTAAGGTCAAAGAATGATGGTACTGCCTTAGTCAAAGAGTTCAAGAAGAAAAAAGTTATTTTCTTGGAAGTCTTGCTAGCAGCTATGAACGTCTTTGAAGCTTTCATTGCAGCAGAGGTGTCTGCGTCACATGGCTTGAATTACTCTGTGCGTATTGCCATGCACTTGTCGTTGGCTACTATGAGCATTGTGACAGGCATGACGTATTTCAGTCTGTGGTACAATGTGGCGCACAATATCAAACACAAAGCAAAGCCAGTAGTCATTATCAAAGAAGTGGTAGAAGTCTTGTTGGCTAGTGCTTTAGTGTTCATACCGCCATTTGTCAACACTATGTTCATTGTGTTAGGTAGGAACAGCCAGGGGGACATGCAAGTCTTTGTAGACAACTTGTTGCATGTGCATTTCTTTCAAGCACTGTTCTCTGTCAAAGACCCTGTGTCTTTTGTGTCTAGCATGATGTTTGTTATTCACATCATTGGCATTGTCTACTTAGGTCTGTATGGTTTGGATACTGGAAAGAAAGAAATCATGTATGACGATGATGACGATTATGACGATAATGATGATGAAGAGCCAAAAAAACCTTCACCTGACAACAAAAAACCTATGTCGCCACCTAACTTGTTTACGAGAAAATGATTATTTTTGCATTAGTATATAAAATAGAATTTTATGCCCCTGGGAACTGACCTGGGGGCTTTTTTAACTATGGAGACAACACATCAAATACCAGCAGAACTGCAAGCCATACTTAAAGAAGCACCTTTTGCGTGGGGTTTACAGAGTATGATGGACTACCTTGACGGTAAGACTACTTTGCAACAGATACAATTGGATTGGGAAGCGTACAAGAAAGAACAAGAAGACTAATGCTGTACAGTGTAGATAGAAACTCCTTAGACATCAAAGAGATAAAAGATGGTAAGCTGGATGGTGCCTATGCTATAGTCAATGGTGAGAAAGTAAAGCGAGACCATGCCTGGGGTTACTACACTGAGGACAAAGATGAAGCAGACAAAGTGCTGCAAGAATACAAGAAGAAAGCAAGAATGGAGATTCGCAAAGCTATCAGTTACCACAAGTACATGGTAGAGAATCTACAACAGAAGCTAAAAGATTTGTGAGTGTTTTTTCAGGTTAGCCCTCCTGGTGTAATGCTGGGAGGGTTTTTTAAAATCAACTCTATGGGAAGCTTTAACTCAACTTGTTTTGTAACTAATCAAACTATACGTTATGGAGACCCTGTTTCCATACAGTTCTTAGTACCTAGCAGATTGTCTAGTCAAGAACTGATTGACATGGAAGCTAACTTTATGTCTGAAGATGAAAAGAGTGTACAGCATAAAGGATTGGCTTTTGTCAACAGCTTTAAAGAATGGGTACCTTTTGGTCCTTTCATAGAAGGCAAATACGATGACCACGGAACTGTAGTACCATTGAATGTAGATTACATTATGCAACTGGTCAAAGATTTGGAAGACTTGATTGGCCTACCTTTCAACACCATACAGCGCATAGCCAATGACCACAAGTGGTTTACGTTAGGCATACAAGAAGGCAAACAAACATGGTTGCTACCTGGCGTAGACAACTCTTTGTCTGAATGGCAATTAGAACTGTGCAAGTCTTTAGCAGTAACGCACTTTCATGCTGGTGTACCTTTTGACGATGATGAGTTCTCAGTCGAAGAAGAAGACTTACCATTAGACTTACACGAAGCATTGAAAGAAGATATTGATTTGTTCATAAGCAACATGGGTGAAGTGTTCAAAGACCACAATCACAAGTGCTGGATGGACAACTACTATCAATTTATACACCACATGGACAGCAGGTTCAAAGAACAATACTTAACCAAGCTAAGCACTGTGAACTGGATAGAATGGCTACCTGGTGCCTATGTGTTTTATCGCAACTTAATGCAGATGGGTTTGGTTCTAAGACGTTCTACATACAGTGAACATGATAACACAGCAGGATGGAAAAGAACTTATAAATCAGTAAAACATAAGAACTATGTCGGGAGGCTTTTTTAATTATGACCAACACAGGATTGGACACATTATAGATAAACTTGAAGATGTCATAGAAAACAATGGCAAAGAGAAAACCGCAGAAGAACTGCGTAAGTACTATGTAAGTCCAGAATACTATGAAAACCATCCTGATGAAAAATACCACGCTGAATACTCTTTTGAGGTGATAGAACTATTCAAAAAAGCAGTCAGCTTGTTGCGTATTGCAGAAGTATATGCACATCACATTGACCTTCTATTAAGTGGTGACAACAACGAAGAGTCATTCTTAGAACAATTAAAAAAAGATTTAGAAAAAATCAATCAACCATAAAACAATTGGTATGGAATTAGCGTTGCTTAGTATAGGGGTATTTATTGCTTCTATATTGTCTTTCAGCTTAGGTATAACTTACGGAGACAATAAAGCATCCCTTCGTTATGCAAAAGAACTATCACAACTGGCTATAGAGACTTATCGCAGAGAACTTCAAGTAGCTAAGCTGGAAGCTGAAATAAACCAACTACGAGAAATAGTAGCTAAGTCTACTGAAGATTGAATGTGTTATTAGCATTGTGTGAAGGGGTCGTCTACAAAGGCGGCCTCTTCTTTTTTTTACCTGGCCGCAGCCTCATCAATAGTAAGCACGTCAAAGAACTTACGCAACTGATAAACTCCCATAATCATACCAGAAGAATAATGCAACTTGTCTGTTTTATCTCTAGCATCATTCTCGTTTATCAACACATCTCTAGTCTCATCTAATGTGTTAGCTACCAACTTATACGTGTGTGTCAACAAACCTGTCAATGGTATAGGGTTAGACACCAGTTTAGCATATTCAATAGGGTTGTTAGTAAACGACAATTCAGTCCTTGTCCTATTCAACACCTTGTATATCTGGTGTGTAGCCCACATCTCAGACCACATAGGTTCACCATCATCATCCCAGTCAGCACCCAAAGCATAGATTGCTGCTGTCAACAGGACTAACACTTCCAACTCTCCTAATGCAGCACGTATCTGACCATCTTTCATCTTGACAAAAGATTCAAACGTAGGCATCTTTTCCAACATGCCAGGGTAGTTTTCGTACTTCTTCTTTAACATGGCATATTGTTTTTGCAGATGCGCCTCATTCAAAGACAGCTTAGCACCTAACATCCTGGCTGGTGTGCCATACGTAAACAAGTTCTTCAACACAAAGCCCATAGTGTTTAACGTAGTACGCAACACATACACCATCGTGTTGGCATTGTCTTCATACTCGTTGTTCTCCCATACTACTCTGTACCTACCTTGTTCTGCTACGTCTAAGATGTCATTGTATCGCAATGCGCCAAACCTTTCTTTCAAAATAGAAGGCATCCAGGACTTGAACTGCATCAATAACTTACCTACCAATGTAGTCTGCCAGTATGCAATGTCTTCTTCTGACAAAGTTCCTGCCACTCTTTTCTGACCAGCCCTTACAGCTTGTTGGAATTGCATAATTGCCCTTGACAACTGTTCTTCCTTCAAACCTTCAATAGTGAATGCACCTGTGCTTTCATCAAACTTCATACGCTCATAGATAGGTATGCGTTGTTCTTCTGGTAAGTTCTCCAACAACCTCACATTACCATTGCTGTCAATGCCATAAGAGTGCGCCATAGCTACTGTGATGTGGTTGTCTAACCTCTCTTGACCATAAGACCAAGGTGCCATGAGTAGACGTTGGTCTATGTATTTGTTCAACTGACTGTTGTACACACCATTGCCTAAGATGTTCTTGACACCTGTCCTTGCACGTATGATGTCTTGCAACATGTCTTCGTTATGCACACCAAAGAAGTAAGCTATGCCATTGTATTTCTTAGCGTCTGTAGCCATTAACTTAGTAGCATGGTTCCACTTCTTAGTATCCCATATTTGTCCTTTGGCAGCTTCTAACCTGGCACTAACCTGAGCAGCAGCGTAAGAAGCAGTAGCTGGTATGATACCTAGACCTAACGACTTCAAAGAGAAGTACTGCATCAAGTCAGTAGTCACCTTAGTAAACTGTTTGCCGCCAAAAGGTTGCACTTTGATACCGTACAAATGGTAATCTTTGATAGCGTTAAACACGGTATCTGTCATAGAACCAGACTGCGATTTATCTTTCAAAGCTATGTTGTGCATGAAGTCAAACACTTTAGTACCCCAGCCTGCTTGTTCATACTTGACCATCTGCAATACATCTTGCAATGCTAGTATGTTAGCTTCTACGTCTTCCATGTGCTTGTGGTTGTACACTGTCTTAGCCATTAGTCTCAGACTAGCACTCATGTCTGTACTCATCTGCGTAGTGTCTAAGTCACCATTAGCATCTCTGAAAGGTTGTGTGAAGTACAACGGCACTCTTTTCTGGTCTACTTCTTCGTACTCTGTGCTGCCAAACATCTGCGTGTCTTGTTTGACTTCCAACACTTCTTTGATGTCTTTCAACAAAGTACCAAAAGCTTCTGACCTGCCTAGCTTTTCAACCATGCTGGCTCTGACCATAGGGTAGAACAATGCGCTGTGTATCATGTCGTAACCCACTTCAGACCTCCAATCTGCAATAGTGTTCCTCCAGAACTCGTAGTAATCTTTCAATGGTTTGTTGTTCTCTATGAACTGGTATTCAGTAGACAGGTTAGCTTTGACTACAGCAGGTTTGAGTTCTAACCAGTAATGGTGTTTGTTCAACCAGGCTTCGTTGTTTCTCAAATCATTGCGCTTATCCCACTTTATCAGTTCTTCAGATACACGTTTAGCTCTAGCGCCAGCATCTTCTATGTACTTGAAACGATTCTCTAAGATAGTCTGTACCTCTTTGCGGTTAGCTGTCAACCATTGATTGTAAGTCTGTCCTTTCTTGTTCTGACCAGTCTTAATCTGATAGTTGTCTTTGAAAAAAGCTACGTTGCCATCTTCTCTTTGCTTGGTGACGTTCTGTATAAAGACTTCTGAAATCCTACCATACAACAAACCTTTTTCCTTGTTCAACAAGTACTTATATACGTCAGCTAAGGTCTCTCCCCTTCCTCGCAACCATTCTATCAGAGGTTGTTCTACGTTAGACAGTGCTTTGTCAAACTCTGTGAGGTCTCTGCGTTGTTTGTTGTAACTTTCTTGAAACAAGTCTTGTGCGTGTCTAAGGATAGGATTCTGCGATTCAGAAGTGGTGCTGGCTAGCTGTGTGAGTATGTCGTCTTCACTGAGTATGATTTCACCACCTTGCATGTTGACTGCACCATACCTGCTCTGTACACCATCCAATGTCATCTGTATGTATTTCTCATGCAGTATGGCAGCTTGTTTGGCTATGAAGTCCATGTCCATTTCCAACTTGATATCTACATCATCACTACTGTCTTGCAATGCTCTGCTGAAATCAATGATAGACTTTAAATAAGTGTAAGCAGATTTAAGTTCTGTAAAGCTACCATCAAACTCATCCTTAGCTGCTTTGTTGGCAATAGCCATAGCTTCATGTACAAACTCTTTGGTAGCTAGGTTATTGGCAAAGTCGTCTATAGCATCATAGATACGTTGCAGTTCTTGTGCTATGGGGGCCCTTTCTAACCTTGCTGCTTTAGCTAACTTAGTTTTCAGTTCTTCAATTTTGATATACTGTTGTTTCAAGAACTCATTGACAGCAGCACTTTGAAACTTCTCTACACCTACAGACCTGGGCTTGTTTAGTTCACCAGGTTTTACGATGTTAGACAGTCCTACTATCTTACCTGTCTTTAAATCATAGTTGTAGTCCATGATGATAGGCACCATGCGCGTATACAACACATCTTTAACACCGTAGTATTCAAGCAGAATGTCTTTGTACGCATTCATTTGTATTTCCCACCCCATGCGCGTAGTAGGTGCTACAAAGTCTGAAGTGTTTAACTCTATGGCATTAGCTTTTCTAGAGAATGAACCAGGCTTAGGTGACATCGTTTTGAAATCGTATACACCACTAGTCCCATTAGAATAAACTACTACCAAATCCGTAGTACCTGCTAAGTCTCTGCGTGGGTCAACGACTACATTCTCTGTGCGTATGTCAAACTTCTTGTTAGGGTCTATGCGTTCTTGTTGTTGCTTCATCTGCGTAAACAGTTCAGCAGTGATTGCACCTAACGTGCTTACCTGTTCTTGTGTCAATGGATAGTTACCAGACATAGCTACATTTACTACACTGTCAAAGTCTGGCGTGTAAGCACTGTCTCTGTAACCTTTGACTTTCTCTTGCAAGAGCAACTGCATGACCTTGTGTACTTGAGTGCCATACTCCATTTGTATGGTGTTGTCTTTCTTAGTGTCTCCAAATATCTTGCGATAAAACCTGGCTACACTGTCTGTTACACGATTAGACAAGAACACTGAAGTAGCACCGTTGGCAGGGTCTATGAGTGTGTAACGTCTCAAGTCATCACCTACCTGTCTGGGATTGACTTTCTGTTCTGCTAGGCCAATGTATTCAGAAGTGAAGTCTAACGCAGCTAAGATAGAAGGTTGTTCACTGTTCTCTGCCATCTTTAAGAACTGACGATTCTTTACTGCTTGTGACAGTTCAATGAAGGAAGGCGTTTTGCAATTGCTCATAGTGTGCAGTTAAGTTCTAACACCCCTTTGTCAAAGAGGTCATTAAGGTAATCTTGTTCTTCTTGCGTAAAGGTAGCAGGTAGTTTCTTGTCTGAGTTGTTCCATATCTCTACAGCAGCCTTACGCGCATCTTTCATCTTCTGCTGGTAAGTCTTTACGGTGTCACCTGACAACCTGTTGAAGGCTTCTTGTATAGGATACAGTTTGCCATTAGAAACAGTAAACAATGGTTCTCCAGCTTGCTTGTTCAACATCTCTAAGTACATAGGTGCTTTCTTAGATTTGACGTTTAAGTCAGCATCTATGACCTTGTTAGTATACAAGTAAGACAGTGCGTTGTCTAATGGACTTTCAAAAGGTGCGCAACTCATAGTTTGTCTTTTAGTTCGTTGTCATACATGCGTAAGTTGAGAGGATCAGTGCCAAACAGGTCTAGTCTGTTCTTCATGTCGTGGTACTCTTCCAACTCATGTATCTGTATCTCTACATATTTCTGTGCTATCTTGAAAGACTTCATGCAGGTCAGCTTCATAGCAGTCTTAGCTAGGTCTTCGCATTGCTGTGTCACTTCTAATTCGTGTTCTAGTGTAGTACGTATGACACCATCTAATCCTACAAAGGTCTTGTCAGGTACAATGATGTCTCTGGTCTCTGGTTCAATGTCCAATGCCAGCAAGTAATCTCTTGCAATGTCAGCATGTTCCAGTTCTTCGTTGGCAAACTTACGCCATAGCTTAGCTGCGTTGAAGTAACCAATGTCTTGCAGATGGATAGACATCTTGAGGTAGAGCCTGGAACTAGCTTCTTCCTGGTTAATGCGATAGTTGAATAAGTCTAATAGTTCTTTGTCTAATAACATGATAGTATGTTTAAAGTAGTTTGGAACAATTATTTTTTATCTCAGTCCATTTGGTAGATGTAGGTAGTGGTGTAGCCAACTCAGGATTCTGTTCAAACAGTTCAGCTACGCCAGGTTTAACAGTCGATGGTATTTTTTGAAACAGACCATATAACGTAAATTGTTGTTCATATTCATCTTGCACCAATTTACTTGTAATCAATGCCCTAGGGTATTTAGTGCCGACTTCTTTTAATTTAGCAACTTTTAAATTTAAGTTGATTTGAGAAAGACGTTGCAGGTCGTAAATAGATTTAGCATTGTAGTCATTCTTGATTTCTAAAATGCTTTTCTTTATGTCTTTAGTTTTAATCTTTGGCTCTATACCTTTTCTTGGACGTTCTTTAAAAACAAACTTATCAGAGGTTAATCCTTTTATTATTTCCTTACCGTCTGTAATATCATAATATCTGTACATATCGTTTTCATAACTGTATGAACGAATAGTCTTGTACTCTTTATTTTCATACAGTACAGGTATGTTTACAAAGTTAGTGGTTTCTATAATAGACGGAGGAATTAATTTACCGTACTTCATATCTAATAACTTGTTGATGTTGTCTATCAGTTTTTTAGTGTCGGCATTAATGTCTCTATCATACGCTAGTCTAAAGTTTTTACCTGTTAATGCAATACCTAATTCGTTGTATATGTTCTCACTATCAGAAAGTGTAGCAGCAAGATTAGGTTTGACTCTGTTTAGATTATCTAACTTTGGATACTTAGTATAACTTACGCCCATTAGTTCTGATTGTTTTTTAGATACAAACTTTGAAGCATCCCATACAGAACCAGAGTATACATCTACATCTGCTGCCCACTTTATATCATTTGGTTGTGGATATATCTTAAACTTTATCTTACCACCTTGACCTTCTAATACGCTCTTTTTTCTATCCACTTTTTTTGTAAAAGCCGATACTACAAATTCACCACCTGCTTTCTGATTGTCTTCTATATGTTGTATTAAATTTTTTAGCAACAAGTCAACGTCTAATTTGGCGTATGCACCTAACACAGAAACAAACTCATACCCTCTACTGTATACTTCATTAGGATTGTATGTAATTTTGTTTGCTTTTTTCCAGTCTTCTACTATCAATTTTGACTTTTCATATTCTAAGTTCTTATCTAGAAATTCTTCGTATTCAATTTTTGACCTTAACTTATTGTAAAAGTTATCCATGTACATTGTAAACATAGCATCAGGTAACTCACTTTCATTGTATGATTTAGTAGTACCGTCATCAAAGTTTAATGTGACAGAACTTTCTTTTTCTGGTATAACGTATTGCCCACCATCATCATCTGTTACAAATTGTTCTGGTGAACCTATGTTTACATAAATAGACACTATGTCTTTACCTGTTATAGGGTCTACTATCTTGTCTACTAAACTTTTTGATTCTGGTTCTACATTCTTTAAGTCTTTAACCAGTTTTGTAATGTGTTTACTAGCATCTTGATAGGTTTCAAACTTCATATTATCTGGTGTGGTGTATTCGACTTTATAACCAGGCAATACCAGTTTGTTATCTGAATATGCAATGATGTTAGATATATCGTCTAGTGTCAAATTATCTGGCAGGTTGTCAATGTCTATTTCTTTTTGACGCATTAAATTGAGTACAAAAGTTTTAATTTCTTTTAGCAATTGTCGTAGTACAGCAATCAGACCTTTGTCTTTTACTTCATCTAATTTCTGAGCAGTCATCATGCCAAGTAGTTCCACGATAGCTTCTTCTTGTTGCTCAGCTAGTGTAATTTCAACTTTTTCATACTTGTCTGTTCTTCTATTAAATTTTACCTTAAAAGGATAATCTCTTTTGATACGGTCTAAAACTTCTTTTCCTGTGCCATACTCTAATTCTTTCAATAAGTTTAAATACAGTTTTGATTGACTTGGAAGATTAGGTCTAAATGCAACTGCTGTTTGATAATATTTAAGAACGGTTCTATTATCAATAGGTATGTCTTTTTTGATTACAGTATCTACTAACTTACCATTTTCATCCCTAGTTGGTTCAGTTGTAGTGTAATACCAACTTGAAACCCCAAGCCAACTTCTTTTTTTATATACTTTTACAGTTATAACATCTTCTGGAAATGAAAATTCATTAACTGGTATTTCACTTGCCTTAGTTATCTTTTTAGATTTAATGGCTCTGATAATTGGATGTGCTACAATTTCATGAATTGGTGTGTCTTTAGTTGCATACGCTAAGTTGATAAAAGCTCCAAAATTATCTACCCTTCCTTTAAAATCTTGATTAGGGTCATCTATAATAGTGTATCGTATACCTATCCTGCTTGCCATTCTTGATGCAATAGCTTCTATAGTTTGTTTTACGTCAGTTTCCTTAGCTGATTTTAAGACTGGAAATAGTTCTTGCAATAAAGGTTCACCGTTAATATCGGTGTTATCTAGTTTTTCTTCATTCCAATAACCAAATGAATCCATGAATGAACTTGTATACGCTTTACTCCATGCAGCTAAAGCTAACTCAGACACCGTGTTGTTTGCAATATATTCTGTACTCATTATGTCACTTACATAAGAATCAGACCTTATTGCATTTACTGATGCTTCATTGTTAGTAATTGTTGTTACCAAGTCTCTATACAGTATGCTTGGTTTACCATTAGGTGCTAGCACTTCAGATATAGTGCCGTCTTCTTTTCTTTTTATCTGACAAGCCATATTAGTTTATTTAACGTTTGTACTTAGGTAACGTTTTTACAAATTCATCAATACATTGGTGACAGCCTTCTTTTATCTTTTGTTCAACCCATGTTCTTTTATACTTAGGTATGATTACAATGTCACCTTTTTTATTCTTGATAGCAAGTTCTCCACCTTCTACTTCAACGTTTACTGCTTTCATTTTATTCAATTATTTTTGATGTGAAACGGTCTAAGCTGTTAATGATGTTATTGCTATAGTCCCATTTGAAATTCTTTAAATCTTGTAATTTTTGTTCAGACTGAGTAGCTTTTGATGGATTCTGCCAACTATTAATTAAAGCATACCAGAATAGTTTAGGGTCGTTTCCATATCTACTACCACCACTGTCTCTAAACATGCGGTATCTATCAACCATAACTTCAAACGTAATCTTTCCTTGCAATGTCTCATCTGTATTTATTTTTCTTTCTATTGCGTTGTCTTTTAATCCTTTAAAATATTGGTCTTTGATTCGTTGACTCAACATTGCAGGATTTATTTGACTTAAGCCCACGCTTAACGTTTTATCTAAATCAGTACCTTTGACAACTTTCCGTAATAACTTTGCACCTAATCTAGAACTTGCTTCTGCTTTATATGCAAGCCCTTCACCTTCTTCAGATTCTCCTTTTGGTATACCTGCTGAAATCAAAGCTATTGTTTGCAAGTGACTTGGAGCAATATCTGTATACTTGGAAACATCAGTTTCATTTATACCTTTAATGAAGTTTTGCATAGGTTTTGATAGTGAAGTAACTTTATTATCAGGTTCAACTAAAACTTTAGTTGGTGTATATAACCTGTAAGGTTTAAATGCTTCTGGTATTTCTATTTCCTGTTGTCTTTGAAGTTCTGCAATATCTTTGTCTTGAAACTTTGTTCTTCTATAAAAACTTAATTCCATCAACCCAGCTTCAGAACCTCTGTTGAACTTTTTATTTAACTCTTCTAATGTAAACTTTCTAACCCGTGCTTCTTTTTCTCCAGCATTATCAATTACGGTGACAACAGATTTATTACTATCTTTTTTGTTTTCTTGTTTGTCTATGACCAACATAGCGTGATTACGTCTAGTAAGAGGATAGCTAACTCTTAATATGTCGCCAGTATCAGGTGTGGTAAGGTCATAGTTCTTATGTCTTTGCCAGCCTTCTTTTTTATGCGCAGCTTCAAACTCAGTGTTAGAAAAGTAAGTACCACTGTCAAATCCCTTCTTGGTAAAGCCACCTTTAAATATACCAGGTTCTACTTTTTCATCTAAAAACCTGCACACACCACCTATGCAATGTGACAACTGTTTGACATTGGCTTCACTCAGTTTTTTAAAAGTATCAGGTTTCATACTAAAGTCGTCACCTGGTTTATACATAGCACCTTGTTCTTTTACCTTTGACTTATAACTTTCTCGCAATGCTAATGCTTCATTTAATTCTGCGTTTGATTTTTTACCAAGTGAAGCTAATGTGTCTTTATCTAAAGTACCAGTGGGCTTTAATTGTTTTTGAGTTTGATAAGTTCTGATTTCTTGCACGTGAAATGGTTCTGAATAATCAGTAAACCTTACATCTTTGTGCCCACCAGCTTTGCCTTTTATTTCTATTTCTGGTAAATCAGCAGAATAGACTAAATTATCTATTTCTGCACTTGTAGGTGTTGTTGCAAATACAGGGGAGTTGACAGGAGGTTTAGCTGCTACCACTAAGCCATCAGGTGCTTTAACGTCACCATCTTTGTTTGACATTTTTATAGTACCACCTTTCACTAATATGTCAATACCACCATACTCATGTGAAGGCCCTTTAAAATTTTTAATGATTTCCCACTCATTGCCAGGTGTAAATCCAAATGACATTCCTGATTGCGCTTTTAAACCAGACATATTGCATTCATCTTTTAATACATCAGCTACGTTAGTTGCAGTTGCGGGTTTACTCACTTCAAGTTCTATCTTGGTATATCCTTTGCCATCATAACGCTTAGCATAGTTGTTACCCAACTTAGCTACCTTTGTGCCACCTGACATCAGCTCTTTGTCTTTAAGTTGATAGTTGTTGTACTTCATTGCCATCTCACTACCTTTCCTGGCTTTGTTGTAAAACAAGCTAGGGTTTAATTGCGCTACTATACTGGCAAACTCGTTAAAGTCTTCTTGTGTAGGTTCTAACATCTTTTTCTGTATCTCTGCTGACACCGCTGGATTTATCACATCATCCAACGTAAATGGAGAGAACATGAACCCAGTGACGTATGTATTGTATGCAATCATCTTGAACTGCAATGATTTTGGCAAGTCGTTGAAGCTGTCATATACATCATACAGGTAGAGTGAACTAGAACCCCTGTCCTTTAACTGCAATAGGTTTAACTTGTTTTCTGGATTAGATGGGTCTTGACCTATTTCTACTTTCTGCAATTGATTCAACAGATAGTTGTCACGCATCTGTGGTTCACCTTCCTTTAGCAACTTGTCTATCTCCTTAGTTAGACCAGTACCTAGTACCAGGTTGTTAAAGCTATATAACGTTGCATCTTCTTTCATAAACGCCTTGATAAGCATAAACGCTTTGAAATCACTGACTATGGTGCGCATAGCTTTCACCTTTCTATCATTGCCATAGATACGCGCTGCAATGGCAGGTGCTAACTGAGTAGCTACTGCACTACCTATAGCATTGTTGCGCATAAAGTAAAACTGATACAGATAGTCATACAGTTTTTGTACCTCATAAAACTTAGACAAGAACCCTTGTTTTAGATTCTTGTCAATCATGCTGCTCTCTCTCAAATCCAACATCCTCTCATTAAACACGTCTAGCATCTCTGCATTCCTAGCTGGCTTAGTGTCTGGTGTAGCAGCAGTAGTCACAGAGAGTTGTTCATCTGCTAACGTTTCCGTATAGATGTATGCCGCCAACACTTTGTAGGCTGCTTCAGTAGTGGATTCAGTTAGAGCTTGGTTAATCTCTGCTTCCGTAATGTTTAAGTTACCTTTTTCAGCTTGGCTAATATACATTTCTAAATCTTGTTGTTCAGCATAAGTCAAAACCATGTTCAACAAGTTAGACGTTGTGATTGTCTGACCAGCAATCTTGCTAGTAACTTTTTTCTTTAACCCTCTGGACTTAGCTAGCGTAGAATCAAACAAGTCTTGCGCCTTGGTGTACTTCTCTATCAGAGGTGACGACAACATCTTAATAGCTAAGTCTGCATCTACGCCTCTTCTCACCATCAACATCAGAGGGCCAATGGTTCTTTGTCCAATGTTCATCAATACAGCATACGGATTCTTGACACCATCTACTTGAGAGGTCAAGATAGTACTAATTGTTTCTACTACGTGTCTGTACTTGCTGTCATACATTGCGTAGTAGTGTTTCAAGTCTTGTGCAAATGGCAGTTTGTTGGCTACCTTTCTATCATCTACTATGACTGTAGGTGTAGCATTCCACTTGTCTAACATGCCAATAGGATACTGTTTAGCGTTGTTAGCTACCAGACCTACGTTAATCTTAGACTGTGCCATGTTGACACCATTCTGTATCTGTTTGGTTATGTTGCCAAAGTCTTGAAACTTCAATGGGATAGTAGCTGCCTCCCTGTCTTTCTTGCTGTTCTTATCGCCTTTGAACATACCTTTAGCAGTCAACACATCTACAAACAAGTCTATGCTCAGCCAGGATTCGTTTACTGGTGCTAACAATGTATGCAAATTCTCAGTCATCAACAACAAATCAATCTCAGACTGCAACAAGTCGTTGTAGGCTTTGTGCTTTTTATCTTTAGACAACTTGCCTTTGCTATCCAATATAGGCAGGTAGAGTTGTTGTTTGTCAATGTCAAAGTCAGAAGAACTGATAGGTACTATCTCAGAAGGTAACACGATGTAGTTCTGCATGGTAGGTAAGGCAAACTCCTTTATGGCATAGATACCGTTGAAAGACAACTGCTGGTTAGGAATACGCAAACCCTTGATGATTATCTTGTTCTCCCCCTTTTTGTATTTCTCTATAGCCTTATCTAATCGGTTAGTACCTGTCATCTGAAGCAATGTGTCTACCATGCTCATAGGTAACGGCACTATCACTTCAGCAGGTAACACTTTGCCTTCTGACAACCTGTACGTGTTTAAACGCTTAGACCTTTGACCTGCTACATCTTCGTTGCCAAAACCATACACGCTGTACTGCGCTGCCATCTCACCTGGTCTCTTGATGCGTATAGCTTCATTGCTAATAAGACTGAATGCTACTGGTTCTAAACGGTTAAAGCCTGGCAACAAATCCAAGTGCGTTATCGTTTCTTCAAACTGTTGAATAGCATCTAACAAGTTAGGCTGTGTGACTTGTTCTGTCAATGCAGACTTGATGCGTTCTACTTTGGTAATCTTTTCAGATTCGTCAATGCCTAATGCGTTTCTAACATTGTCAATGCTCTGGTCAATGACAGTATATAGTGCATCGCGATATGCTTTAACGTTTTTGTAAATGTTGCTCTGTTTTACTTTTTCTTCTTCAGATAGTGCATCAAAGTCCTCACCTGCATAGTCTTTTGGTACACCATTGATGTACAGGTTAGACAGCATGATAGTAGTAGACTGCGTAGCATTCTTTATCCTGCCTTTTTCTTTGTTTGATACAGGTACTTGTTCTTTTAAGAACTCTACCATTAGATAAGAAAAGCCATTTTCTTCATTGCCAAAGCTGTCTATGTTCTCTATGTTGATAGGTACAGCTTTCTTAGTGGCACTATCCAGCGGTACTATATCGGTATCATTCAACAGCATATAGTCGTGTATCTCTTTCAACTTACCAGTACCCATAGCCATGCTGGGTGTGATAAGGTGAAAAGAGGTCTTGCGAATACCATTCACTGTGACCTCTTGGTGCGTTACTGGTCCAGCATAGATAGGTTTGAGCATAGTCATTGGCTCCAAGGTGTTAAAAGCATTTCTGCCTAACTCCACGCCGCCTCTGAAATCAAAAATCTTTACTGCTTCGTACCCTGTTTCTGGTCTTGCTGACACCTTCAAATCTTCGCTCACATACACAGTAGGGTTCAATGTGTTTTGGTTCAATATAGCCAACTCTACTTGGAACGTGTTCTCTTGTCCTTGAGACCATTGACCTAACCTGTCCTTGTACTCTCTAAAGAAGAACATGTTGGTATAGGTAGCACCGTCAGCTTCCTCATATTCTTCAAACGCAGATGTCCATTCTTCAGCCCTTTTATTAGCTATGTCTGCTGGTACTCTGTCCTGGTTGACCAAGCCATTCACGTAGATGTCTTTTAAGACTTGCTTTTCTGCATCTGTCAAAGACACTACTGGTCCTACTAGTGGTTTCTCCTTTATGATACCTTTCAGTTTTAGACTATCGTCACCATACGTTTTCTCTACACCATTGATTACAAACCTATCTTTTTTATTAGCACGTATGACAGCCTGGTTAGTGTCTACATCGTTTACTAAAGGAGTACCGGATGAAGACAGACTCTGGATACGTTTAAAAAAGTTAGCCATGTCTGGGTACTGTCCAGCATAACCTGTAAACAAACGCATGTCTTCATAGTAATGCACCATGTACTTTAAAGCTACGGTGTTCAATGCTTCGTCTAACTTCTTTCGTTTGGCTTCAGCAGTAAGTCCATTAGTGAGACGTTCATAAGTCTCTTTAGCCATGTACAATGGTATGTTGTCTCCATAAGTCAGACTACCATAAGTATCACCTACGTATTTTCTAAATTCAGCTTGTAAAGATTCAACGTGTT